GTGCAGCGCGGTGGTAGTCACGCCCGTGATGGCAGGCGTCGACACGCCTGTTACCGCCACCCACGATGTCCCGTCGTAGTACCTGGGCGCATCCACACCGTTGGCGGCATAGAAAAACGAGCCGCCGGGCGTTGCAATGTTGGCGTACTCCCACTGCGCATTGGTCAGCCCGCTAACCACCGCCGCACCGACTGCGCCTGCGCTACTGACATCGTAGAACCCGGTGCCGCTGGCCGCAAACAACTTGCGCGTGCCGTCGGCCTTGTTGTACGTCATCAGCGACTGCACCCAGCCCGGCAGGCCGGTCGCCCACGACGACGAGCCGTTGCGCACCTCGACGTAGTTGGTGCTCGGCCACCAGTTGCGCATGATTACCGCGTCTTGCGGATCCATGTTGGCAAGCGCATCCCGAGCGTTTAGCCCGCCAACAGGCGCGGGAATGGATGCGGTTTGGCTAACGGCCCGAATGGGCGCACGACGCTTGGCAACGGTCATGTACCGAATCCCGTATCGGGCACGTTCATATTGTTCAGCAGACGCATGCCGGATGCGCTGGCGTTCATTGGCACATCGCGCAAGCCGCCCGAGCGTGCCACGGCCTGGTTGCGCAGGCTTTCGTAGTGGTCTTTTTCCTCGCCGTAGTCCAAGCCCTTGGCACGCAGAAAGCGCCACTTCAGTCCGGCAGCAACGACATCCTGATCCAGCACGGTGTAATCGTCGTCGGCAGTAAACGCGGTTTTGCCCACCGCAGCGGACGAGTTCACCCAGTTGACCGAGATGTACTCAAGCGCAATGGTGGCCGCGTCTGCAGAGCTGGGCGTGGGGTCAATGTAAATCTGCCCGCCCATGATCCGAAACCGCCTGCGCGGCCCGGTTGGCGAGATGCCGGACTTCAGCACCTGCCACTCTTGCGGATTCAGCGGCCCGAGCAGTTGCCACCGATAGGTGCGATCCCATGTCGTGGACGGAATGAAAAACGCCACATCGCTCGGAAACGCATACGCCGCAGTGCCGCTCACCGTAGTAAACGTGTACTCCTTGCGCAGTTGCGGCCAGCCACCCAAGTTCTGCCCCAGGCTTGCCAGCGCCTTGCCTTCCAGGTTGATCAGGGCAAGCATCTGGCGCACTTGCTGATCGACGCTGCCGGTTACCGTGATCGGACGCGGCAGGCCAATCTCGTCGCAGATGTCTTGCACAAGCACCAGCAGCGTTTTGCTGCCGGTGGTCGTGTTGATTGACAGCGCCATGAGTGCTTAGGCCGAGACGACGACAGCGAAGTTCAGGTTGTCAATGCAAAACACATGCGCGGCTTTGGTCGAGGCAACCGTCAGGCCAGCGTTGGCCGTGCCGTTGTTGAGCTTGCCGCCGCTGGGCGGGTAGAGCGTGATGCTGTTTGCGCCGCCGTTGACCACAACCATCTGGTCGCCGATGGACAGCGACGACGGCAGGACTGCGCCGGTCGATGCCGCAGCGGTGGTAATGACGTGGATGTCATTCAGGCTGGTAAGCGCCAGCGCGGTGGCCTGGTTGGTGCCCGCAGCGGTCAGCGTGTTGCTGATGTTGCCGCCAGCGATGCCAATGGATGCAAGCGGAGCGATACCGGAGCCGGTCAGGTTTGCTTTGATGGTCATTTTGATGCCTTTTTGAGTGCTGCGATTTCGGCGACTTGCGCCTTGAGAAGTTCGAGATCCGAACGCAATTGCGCGTTTTCTGCGGTCAGGCGCAGCGTCTCCGCACCCGACTCCGCTTGCTTGAGCCACGCCTGCGCTTTTTCGCGCAACTCGCGCCCACCCATGCCCAGCGTGTGCAGCGCCGAATCCGGCACGGCAGACAGTTGTTCCACGGTAAACACGCGATTGGCCTTCAGTTCTGCGGCCACCGCTTTAGTGAGCGGTGCCCACTGGTCAACAGGCATGCCGGTGAGCGGCTGATCCTGTTGCGACTGGAATGCGGCCCACTGCTTGGGAAAGCGCTCGGGATCCGGCGGAAAGGGCGCCGAATCCATTTGGTTCATCTGCACGCGCCGACTGATTTTGCGGGTCTTGTCGCCGGGAAACATGATGGTGATGTAGGGGACGTCTTTGAAAACCGGACGGCCCTGCGCCTCGGACTCAAAGCCCTGCTTTTCGGCAACCATTTCAAACTGCACAAACAGGTTGCGGTCATCGCCGTGGTAGGCGACATAATCGTTGATGCCCGACTGCTCAATCTTTGCTGTAGCGAGATCCATGCTTTCTCCGTAGTGGAAATGAAAACGGGCGACCGAAGCCGCCCGCCGTCGTTGCGCCTAATTGCTTAGGTGATTTGGCCCTGAGCAAACGGGCGGTTGATGGTGAAGACGCTGAAGCCAGTACCGATTGCAGCGCCATTGATGGTGGCGTTGTTGGCGGTAGCGGCGGCAGCGTTCAGTACCTGCTTGCTTGCAACAAGCGTTGACGACACGACGCCGCTGGCCTGCCAGTACACCTTGTCGGCTTTCGCCACGGTGCCAGACGACGCCGCAATGCAGTTGCCCTGCACCTGGAACCAGCCCCATTGCGAGCTGGTCAGCGCGGTGATGGCAACACACAGCGGAGCGCCGGTGTTGGCGGTACCGGCCCACTTGATGGCGGTGGTAGTGATGACGCCACTTGCCAGCGAGTAGTCAAAAGAACACCAGTCGCCGACGGCAAGCGTTGCGCCCGCTTTGGCGTAGATGAACGTCCCGGCGCCAAGGCCCGGATCGTAGCCGCGCAGCTCGGTGAGATACGCGGACTGACGGCCAGCAGCGCCGCCAATGACAAACAGGCCGGGGCCTGCGGGGTCGACAATGGTCAGATCGACCGAGCCGACGATAGGATCAAAAGCAGTAAATGCCATGGTGAAAATTCCTTATGTGTTAAGGCCTTGGGCCACAGGGTATTGAATCCAAGTAATTGCTTGCGTTGACGGGAGTTGCAGTACCCCGCCGCCGGTTCCGAGCGTTACGCCCGTTGCCGATCCGAATTGCGCACCGATCATGTGTTTGCCGTTGGTCACCGTGTTGGTGACAACACCGTTTGCGCTCCAGTACACCTGATCGTTTGGGGCGATCGTGCCGGTTGCGTTGGTGAGGGCAAAGCCGCCGATTTGCACCCAACCGTAGTAGTTGGCCGGCATCGCGACATAGGCGACGCCAAGCGGCAGACCAAGGTTTGCAATTCCCTGCCAGGGCGTGCAGCCAAGGCGCATCGTTTTCGTTGTTGGGTCTTGCGACACAAAAAACTGAACGACTTGCCCGGCGGTGCATGCCTGGTAGGCGCTGACGTAGACAAACTCGCCGCCACCCAAAATGGGATCACGAGCCGTCACCGTCGATGACGGATACAGCCCGCGCCCGTAGCGACCTGCCTGCGGCCCGACAAGAGAAAAAATGCCGGGGTCGCTTTTGTCGACTAGCGTCAAATCAACCGAGCCAGCCAGCCCGTCAAGCGCAAGAAATGCCATGGATGCAGCCCCTGTTAGGCGCCAAGCACGCCCTGCAGGCGGCGGTTGGAGACGGTCATGTTTCCGGCAAAGCCGATGAGCTTGACCATGGCGTCCTGGTTCACCGCGTACCGGTCATCTCCGAGCGGCACGAAGAAGCGATCGCCATGCGGACGGAAATACAGGAAGTTGGTGTTCAGGAAGTACATGGTGTTGCTCGGTGCGCCACCGCCGAAACCGCCGTCCAGAACCACGTCGGAGTTCATGTACTTCAGGCTGGCAAAACCGGCCTGCGCCATTTCGTCCGAGGCGATGCGCTGGATGGCTTGGAGCGATTCCAGATACAGACGCCAGTAGTTGTTGTCGGCCACGATCAGGTCGGGCGCATCGGCACCGCGCACGAGCTGCACATACACGCGGTTCATGTAGGACTGGATGTTGGCCGCAGTAGCTGACGAGCCGCCGTCCGTTGCCGACGAGAAAGCGATGTTGCGCCAAAAGCTGTACGCGTTGGCGTCGATGCCGCCCACCGTGTTGGTGTTGGTCTTGGCAACCAGCGACTGCAGACCACCGATCTGGCGGCCACCGTCAGACGTACCGTCCGAGTAGCAGTCCACCGCGATGTTGTTGGTGATCGTGCGCTCGGCGTTGGCGATGCGCGACTCGAGCAGGTCGATGATCGCGTTCTCGCCCGAGTTCTGGATCATCTCCAGGCCCGAGATCGACACGGCAACAGCGGCTTGCGCGTAGTTGAACTCAGCACCGGTAAACACGTCCGACGGCGAAATATTCAGCGCCTCATAACCGCTGTATCGCTTGAACGTGCCGTTCTCGGCGTATTCGAGTTCCTGAACGATGGTGCGACCGCCGGAGACGGTCTTGATCTTGCCGCGCTTTTTCAGGCGGTTCAGAAGGGCATTGTTTTTGCTGATGTTATCGGCCAGTTTCCCGGTGCGGTTGCGCAGGGTCGTGGTGACGATCTCAGTCAGCGTCGTCGACGGATTGACAAGAGCCATTTTCTTACCTCATTGGTGTGGTGGTTAGGCCGTCACACTCGACCGCTTACAGCGGCGAATTGCGCGGCCAGTTCATCCCGTAACGAGCGTTCGACTGCGGCTGTCGGCACGGCTGTGCCGGGTGATCCGCGAACCGATACCGCTGCGCTGCGGGCTTTGTCAGTGCGTGCACGCATGGCCGATTTGAGCTTTTCTTCTTTTTCAGCCTCTTGCTGTTTTAGAAGACTGGAGCGCACCTCGGGGTTGGCCCATATCGCCTGCTGATAGGCGTCTTTCAGATCCGCTGCCAGGCCGTTCGACAGGAGCGAAGCCATGTGGGCTTTCACCTGCTCAAAGTGCTGGTTAGCTGGATCCGAAGCGAACGCCTGGATCTGCGACTGCAAGGCCAATTCCTGTTGCTGCTGCTGACTAATCTGGGACTGCTGAATCCATTGATCCATCTGTGCGACGCGGCTTTGCAGCGCCTGCACCTGCGGATCGATGTACGGTTGCTCGCCAGGCACGGGCATCTGCGCGCCGTATTCCTGTGCGATTTGAGCAATCAGGCGGCCCTTCTCGGCTGGGCTTGCCGTGCGCAACACATAGGCCGTGTTGAGCAGGTTTTGCACTGCCGCCACCGGGTTGCCGCCCTCGGCGTTGATGATCGGCATGTAGGGTGTGACCACTTCGCGCATCTGCTTGGCAAACGCACGCTCTTCGCTGTCGCGCGTTAGCCCCCGATGGATGTCGGCTTCGCGGCGCAGCACCTCGTTTTGAATCACCTTTGGCAGATTGGCAAATTCGGCCTTGGCCTCGG